CAACAGATATTGTTAAAGGCTCATCTCCTCAATTCCCTTATATTGAACATACAATAAAAATAACAGGCATTGATTATAATGGCTATGACAAAAAAGTTAAAAGGTTAAGAAGACAATTGCAAAATAGACTTAATGAACTAATGGATAAAGTTGCAGAGGCAAACGAGTATATAGCAGCAATTGAGGATGCGGAAATAAGAATGATATTGCAATGCAGATATATAAATGGATTAACCTGGGATGAGATAGAAAAGGAATTATATATGAGTAAAAGAACTGCACAAATTAAGCTCAAAAAGTGGTGGGATGAGAATAAATAAATTCGTTGTTTTTCGCTATTTATATGCAGTATAATCATAATGTAAAAGTATAATTAAGCCGCCCGGGAGACCGGAGCGGTTTTGTTTTTGGCTTATAGTTTATATTGGAAAGGTATAGAGCCGCACAGGAAAACTGTGGCGGCTTTTATTATTGCACAAATTAGTAGGTGTTGGAGGTGGAATGATGATGCCAACAAAACCTAAAAAATTTTGCACATGGCCAGGATGCACGAACTTAACAAACGAAAGATATTGTGAGGAACATAGAAAACAGGAACAAAAGCAGTACGACGAGAGAAGAGGCACACCAGCGCAAAGAGGATATGATGCGAGATGGAGAAGGATCAGAGAAAGGATATTGAAGGAAGAACCATTATGCAAAGAATGCATGAGGAAAGGCTTTGTCAAGCCCGCAACGGATGTGCATCATATTGATGGTGATGTATCGAATATGGACAGGAGCAATCTTGAACCGTTGTGCCATGAGTGCCATAGCCGGTATACTGCGAAACATCAGGCTTTTGGGAGGGGGTAGGGGGTGTAAAATCTCTACAGATTCTCCAAAGGATACCAGGCGCCCACCCCCGCGCGAAAAATTTTCCCAGAATGAAAATTTTTTTGAGAAAGGAGGTGCGTCAAAGTGGCCGGTAGACCGCCCAAACCCGTTCAAGTACTGAAAATGGAAGGCAAATCGCATCGGACTAAGGCAGAGCTGGAATTTCGGGAGAAGGCAGAGCAACAGCTTCTAACCGGGCAGAAAATGAAAGCCTGGCCGGAAGTCCGGGAGAACGCTCTGGCCAGGAAGGAGTTTAATCGCGTCAAGAAGTTGCTCAAAGCTATCGGCCACGATGACGCCCTATACGAGGCTGTTATCAACCGGTATTGCCTGTTGGCGGCCGAATGCAAACAGATTGAAGAGACGATTGAGCAACTCAAAAAGGAACTTCAAGAACTAACCGAAGCTAAAAATGCTGAGCAGATCGATTTTGAGACCTACCTAACAGAGAAGGGCAATATCCATGATCGTATCCTTGCCTGGGACAAGAAGCTAATGGAGAAACGGAAGATGTTGCTTCAGATTGAACGGGAGAACGTGATGACCATTATGGCAGCATTGAGATCTATTCCCAAGAAACCGCCAGAAGAAGATACGGAAGAGGATCCGATGGCTGCCCTGCTTAAAAGGCGCGCAGGTGATCAATGATGCCATTTGACCATGAGCGCGCGCTTTATGTGATACAGTTTATCGAATGTTTAAAATTAACTGACGATTTTTACGGGCAGCCGTTTAAGCTATTGCAGTGGCAATATGATCCTATTTATAAATTTTACGGGACGGTCAAAGAAAACGGCTTGCGGCAATACCAGTATCTATATTTAGAAGTGCCAAAGAAAAATGGGAAATCTCCGTTGGGGGCAGCCTTGGCATTATATCACACGTTTGCAGAAGGCTATCATGGAGAGGTTTATAGCTGCGCTGCCGACAGACAGCAAGCTTCTATTGTTTTCGATGTTGCAGTTGAAATGGTGGACCAGTGTCCTGCACTCAAAAAACAAGCCAAATATACGGCCAGCAAAAAAGAGATATACTGCAAAGAAACCAAAACAACTTACAAAGTTTTATCCGCTGAAGTATACACAAAACATGGAATTAAGCCAACATGTGTCATATTTGACGAACTTCATGCTCAGCCGAATCGTGATTTGTGGGATGTAATGACATTTGGCGCTGGTTCCGCAAGAAAAGAGCCTGTATGGATTGTTCTTACTACCGCCGGAGATGACCCTGACCGCACATCGATAGGCTGGGAAATACATGAATATGCTAGAAAAGCATTAGAAGGCGAAATTTATGACCCTACATGGTTACCAAAAATATATGGGGCTCCGGATGATGCAGATATATACGATGAAGAATTGTGGTATAAAGTAAACCCAAGCCTTGGCCATACCATTTCTATTGAGACTTTACGTCAAGAGGCGTTGCATGCAAGAAATAGCGAATCGGCAGAACGACTTTTTCGTTGGTTAAGACTTAATCAATGGGTAGCTGTAAAGCGGATTGGTTGGCAGCCGTTAACCTTGTGGGATGAAACCAATGGCAAATGGGATCTGTCGGAACTAATTGGCAAACGGTGTTATATCGGCCTTGACCTATCCAGCACATATGATATTACCGCAGCTTGTATTTTATTCCCTCCGCAAGATGGAATACCAGATTGGAGGGCAATATTTGAGGCTTGGATACCAGAAGATAACATGAAAGAACGGGTTAGGCGTGATGGCGTACCGTATGATAGATGGGTAAATCAAAAATATTTGCATGCTACGCCGGGGAATGTGATTGATTATGACTTTGTTAAGGCCAGGCTATTGGCTTTAAGTAAACAGTATGACTTACAGGTAATTGGCACAGACCCATGGAACAGCAGGATGTTAACCCAGCAACTACAAAAAGAAGACATCGAAGTAGTCGAAATACCGCAGACCATGGCACAGATGAGTCCAGCTATGAAAGAAATTGAAAGGCTGATGAGATCTGGGCAGATGACACATGAAGCCAATCCTCTGGCAAGGTGGTGCTGGGGTAATATTAATGTAGCTGTAGACGGCAATGGTAATATTAAGCCTATGAAAAACAAATCTACTGACCGCATAGATCTTATTGTGGCGATGATAAATGCTATGGCCATAGCTATGAAGATGGAAGATTATGAAATATCGGTTTATGAAACACGCGGGGTAAGAGTATTATAGCGCCTTTTGAGGCGCTTTTATTATGCCTTGAAAGGTGGTGAAACAGTGAAATTACCTAAATTTTTACAAAAAATACTTTTAAGAAACACACTTGCAAACCCTGACTCATGGTTAAAAGAAGCATTAGGCGGCGGAAAATCAGCCTCCGGTGCGATTGTAAACTCAGAAACAGCAATGCGAGTAACCGCAGTATATGCCTGTGTGCGTATTTTGGCTGAAACAATAGCTTCACTCCCTCTTGTAACATACCGGAGGCTTGATAGAGGCAAGGCGAGAGCTCCAGACCACCCGCTTTATACTGTTTTGCACGATATACCAAACCCAGAAATGACAAGTTTCACTTTTAGAGAAACAATGATGGTTCACTTACTTCTTACCGGCAATGCTTTTGCTCAAATTGTGCGGGATAGAGGCGGGCGGGTTAGGGAATTATGGCCGCTTAATCCCAACAAAATCAAGCCACAGCGCAACAAATCAACCGAAAAAATCGAATATGTTTTGTCAAATGATGACGGAACGCAAGAAGTTTTGCCCTATGAAAAGATTCTACACATTCCTGGGCTTGGTTTTGATGGCTTAATAGGCTATTCCCCAATCCGAATGGCCCGTGAAGCCATAGGCCTAAGCCTAGCAGCAGAGCAATTCGGAGCTGAATTTTTCGGGAACGGTGCTCATTTCGGCGGTATTATTGAGTACCCAGGCAAATTGAGCGACGAAGCATACGAGAGGTACAAAAAGGATGTCCGGGAAAAATATGCAGGACTTGGCAAACAGCATCAGATTATGGTGCTTGAACAAGGACTTAAATATCATCAGATTACAATACCGCCAGAGGATGCTCAATTCCTTGAAACAAGGAAATTCCAGGTAACTGAGATAGCCAGGATATTCCGGGTACCGCCACATATGCTAGCCGATCTGGAACGTGCAACATTTTCCAATATAGAACACCAATCTATAGAATTT